GTGTTCATGGGTAGGTTGCATCGTCGTGGTATGATGCAGGGCAAAGGGGTTCGGGGGGTAGATGATCACGAAGCTCAGACCTCAGATATTCCTCAGCATACTCGTGCTCGGCGTGCTAGCGGGGCTTGGGCTGTACTACGGCGTCCCGGAGCTATCGACGGGGACGGTTGGTGGGATCATAGCGTTGGGGATGAAACTGATGGAACACGAGTGAAGAGGCGGTTGGGGGGCATTCTGGGTTTCCTGCTAGCCCACCGAGGCGGGCATGGCGGGAGACCGTTGCCATTTCTGGCAGGGTCAGGCGGTCGCAAGTGATGGCAAATCGTGGTATTGCGTGCCTGGGCAGGTGGTCTATGCGGTTCCTCCGCTTCTTGAGGGGCTTCGTGGTCCCAACGGGGCTGGCTCTGGTGCTGGCAGGATCGGTTGGGGCAGCGGCCCTGTTCTACGGGGTGCCCGCCGTCGTTCCCGAGTGGCTCGCCACCGCTGACATCGGAGGCCCGCAGGCGATGGTGGTCATCGACCAGATCGTTGCGGCCCCGCCCGAGGCACTCTGGGTGGCTATCGCCGCCGCCATCGTTGGGGCGCTCATCGCAGGAAGGTTCGTGTTCCGCACGGTCGTGGCGACGCCATCTGCCCTCTGGCACTCACCCGTCACCTTCTATCGCAAGGCCACCCGCATTCGTGACTGGGTACTCGCCAAGGTGGAGTACCTCCAGGCCGAGTCGGCCCGGTGGAAGACCGCCTTCAATGTTCTGAAATCCCCATACAGCTTGCTGCGCGCCTTCGGATTGTCGCCGCAGCTTGCGATGACCCTCCTCTTCGCAGGGAGCGTGGCCGGCACAGGGGTGGTCGTCAATGAGACGGTATTCTCAGAACGTTCGTTCTCTCGTGGCGATGCCGGGGTGTACCTGGCTCCGGGCGATGCGCCGGTAACCTATGTGACCGATCCAGAGCTGCCTGGGTACAACACGCTCCGCATCGACCTCGGCACCACGCCCGTCAGGGCGATCACGATTGAGAACGTCAGCGTAGGGACTATCTTCACGGGTTCGGCGCTCCCGTCTGGTGAGCAGAACGTCGTGCAGGTCGGTGGCTCTGTCATCGACGGCGGCACAAATACCCGCCTTGAGGTCGGCCATTTAATATTCGAGAAGTCCCGGTGTAAGAAGCTTACGTTGTCGGACATCCAGACCCATACGCTCATCGTCCGGGGCAATGCGTCGGACGGTCAGTCCATAGCTCCATCCCCAGGAACCAGCAGGATGCGAGCCATCGGTGGGGGCCACCACCAGGCTGAGGCCATGCTGCACTCAGGCGGGCTTTTCGACCGCATCCTTATCCAGGCCCCAACCAGCGCCGTCAATGGCAAGATCGATAAATTAACCCTGAGCAATCTGTACACGTCAGGTGGGGAGTGTGTCCTGTCCAGGATCACTGCCGGAACGATTGAGATTCTCTACAACGAGGTTGGGCAGGGGAACGGATTTGCAACGAAGGAATTCGTGGTCGCCACAAATGTGACCGGGGCCGTCATCACCGTGGAAGACAACGTTGAGGTCTCGATCTCGGAGCCAAGCCCAAGCTAGGCAGAGTAGGAAAAGGAGAGAGAGTGGAAGACCCGTACATGTCCGGGCTTGAACCGCCATACCAGACGCACCTCCGTTCGGTGGGGATCGAGCCTGTGCCAGAAAGCGCCGAGGTCGTTGCAGACCCGCCCTGGCACCCGCTCAAACGGATCGTCCTCGACGCTCGGGCTTCAGGCTCTAGCATCAACGGCGCTTGCGCCGCAGCAGGACTCTCCACGTCAACCCTCTACGCATGGCGTCAGCGCGACTACCGCTTCGCCCAGGCTTGGGCAGACGCCTGCGTCGCCCGCGGCGACTGGTACGAAGACCAGCTCAGAGACCAGGCCGCTAAAGGGAATACCGTCGCTATCATCGTGGGCCTCAAAATGACGGGGCGGTTCGCAGATAACCCCGCTATGCTCATCCAGCAGGACAATAGGCAGATGCAGGTCGATCTCTCAGGGATGTCCCTCGATGACCTCCGGGGCCTGAGACAGGCCCTCGAAGAGCCTTCCGAAACGACAGCGATGGAATGATGAGAAAGCTGAACCCCGTGTTAAGTCGCAGGGAGCCGCGAGCGGTACTGCCCTCCCACCCCGGCCAGTGGAATTCATCGCCACCCGCCGGCTATGGGCAAACAAGGGCGGTCGTAAGAGGGTGCCACTGTTCAAAACCTCCGTACAGGATGACACCCGCCGCTCGTTGACATAAAGAGACAGTTCGGGGGGTTTAAGGACCCATGCTCGCAACCGACCTCAGCCCGGAGCAAAGACAGGCGCTGCAAACCGCCGTCTCTATCGAGGCGGCACGGCGTTCTTTCGACGAATACTGCCGCTATGTCCACAAGATTGAACTGTATCCGCACCTCCAAGCCTGGCACGCCGAGTTGAAGCGGGCCGATATCAAACGGAAGGCGATCATTGCGCCCCCGGAGTCGTGGAAGAGCACGCTGATCCGCTACCTCCTGGAGTGGGAGATCGGCCAGGACACCAACGAACGGTGCATCTGGGTCATGAACACGGCGACCCAGGCGATGCGGAATATCATGTCGATGAAGGCGACGATCCAGGAGAACGACCGGTTCAAGGCCGTGTTCCCGAATGTCAGGCTGGACCCGAAGAAGCCCCAGACCCAGGACACGGTCTATCTCGTGCGTGAGGAGCTTGACCACCCGGACCCAACGGTGTTCGGCACGGGCTGGAACGGGGCCTACCAGGGGATGCACCCGAAGAAGATCGTCGCCGACGACCTGACGAACCAGGACGAGGTGCGCTCGGAGACCGTTATGTCGGACCAGAGGGCAAGACTCCGCGGCGTCCTCCTCGACCGGCTCACGGCAGGAGGGGAGTTCTGGGCCATCTTTACCAGATGGGGCGAGGCAGACCTCTTCCAGGACTTCAAGGATATGGGGTTCTCGATCTTGGAGCAGCCCGTGGAGGGCCGCTACCCCTGGGGGAGGCTCCTGTCAACGGACCTCTTCCCCGACGACCGCCTGCTCGACCTCCGTACCCAGAAAGGCTCGGCCCTCTATGCCCTTACCTACCTCTGCGACCCAGGGGCGGCAACCGGCTCGATGGTCAAACGGGAGTGGTGGCAGTGGTACGCAGAACCCCAGGATATCCCGCGCGGCAAAAGAATCCATTCGTGGGACCTATCGACGGGGATTTCTGCCCAGGGTGACTATTCGGCGTTTGGGCACTGGGGAGCGACGGATTACGGCTACTATGCCCTCGACGGCGGTCGGTGGCGCTTGACGATGGACGAGCTGGTCAGGAAAATGACGAAGCTGTACACCGAGCAGCGCCCCCAGATCATCCTTGTCGAGGAGGCCGGCACGTCGATCCCGGTGATCCAGTACCTTCGGAGCCACACGAACCTGCCGATCAGGAGCGTCAAGCCAGGCACGAAGGACAAGGTGTCCCGCCTCCAGGCCGTGGTCGGGTTGGTGGAGGGGAAACGGGTGTGGCTCCCGTCGAGCAGCGAGTGGACCCACGAGTTCGTGGACGAGCTAGCGCGGTTCCCTGGGGGCAAGTACGATGACCAAGTAGACCAGATGACCCAGGCCCTGGAGTACCTTGAGATGCGCGGGGTCGCCTCGACAGCCCGCGGCGAAGGCGGAGGGGCCTGGAAAAGGTAGGAGCTTATGCCAATCTTGGACAATGCCGATATCAAACGACTGACGGACTCCCTGCTCAACGATGTCTGGTCACGGGCACACCTGGAGTGGAGCCTCGACAAGGACTACTACGAGCTGGAGTTCCCCGTGAAGCGCGGCCCGGAGGTCGAGAAGGTCGTCCCCCCAACCGCACGGCAGAAGGTGAATACCTTTGCCGACCAGTTGGTCACCTCGGAGCCGACCGTCATCAGGCGGGCTATACGGGACTCCGATGTCAGCAGGGCCAGGGCCGAGAAAACCCAGGTCGCCGGCGTGCTGATCCTCAAGAACTTCGATAAATACTCCCTGATGCCCCCGGCGAAGAGCTTCGCCAAGCACCTGGGGCTGTATGGGTACGCAACGATCTACGGCCCAGGCTGGGATATCACCCGCTGGCCCATGCACATCGAACGGCAGGGCCGTCGCCGCACGAATAAACGCTACCTCGCCGAGATCGAGGAGCGGAGGAACAAGATAGCCTCCGTATTCCCCTTCTGGATCACCGCCCCGCACCCGACAAAGACCCTGCTCGACCCGCAAGAGGGCAAGGAGCCGACCTTCGGCATCTATCGGGAGCGGAAATACGCCACGGCCCTCCAGAAGGCGTACCCGGACAACCAGGACCTCGCCAAGATACAGCCGTTCCAGCTTCTGACCTGCCGTACCTATTGGAGCGCAGACCAGTACCACATGTCGGCTGGGGCCAACGACGGCTCGGAAATGGAGCTTATGGACTGCGAGAACCCCTACGGCTTCGTGCCGTTCAAGCAGGCCCTCGCAGGCTATGGCTCGGACTCCGCTATGGACACGGGCCAGATAGCCCTCTCGAAGCTCTGTGCAGGACTCCTGCGGTACGTCCGCTCGGCCCTTGAGGGCGAGGCGTCGGTGAAGACCTCGCTCGTCCACTACATCTGGAGGGCGGCAAACCAGCATATCTTCACCGACGGCGATGCCGGCGAGCTTGCCAGGCTCATGGAGGACAACCAGGTCGTCCCAGCCCCAGGCGGGCAGACCAGTATCTGGAACGAGGCCATCCCCGCTATCCCAGGCGGCATGGCCGAGATGATGGGGGAGCTTCGCTCCGATGTTGACCAGGGGACGTTCGGCAATATCCTGCACGGCATACGCCCCCAGGGCGTTCGCACGGCATCGCAGCACGCCCAGATCGTCTCCAAGGCCAAGCAGTTCTTCCATGTCCCCATGCTCCAGTTGAACACGATCATGAGCCTGTTCCTTGGGGACTGCGGCAGACTGCTCAGTGTGTTCGAGGACGAGGTTACCCTCGAAGGGACGCTGGCCGGGAACCACAGGGTGGAGACGATCAAGGCCGAGGACTTCGAGGACAACTACACCTTCGAGGTGGACTACGAGGCGTCAGACCCGATGGAACGGGCCGCAAGCATCGAGACGGGGCTTCAGCTTAGGATGGCCCCAGGCCCGGACGGCCAGCCCGGAGCCATCGACTGGCGTACCTTCGCAGAGCGCTTCGCCCACCTGGGGAATATCACCGAGATCGAGGAACGGATCGCAGAGGAACGCGGCATGGCCGACCCCGCTACGCACCAGATGGTCATGCAACTAGTCCAGCAGATGTGGCAAGAAAAAGTCGCCCCGAATGGCGCAGGGATGATGTAATGGCAGAACCATCTTTTACCTCTCGTGTCGCTGATAGAGTCGTTGGACGTATGGGGCAGCAGGCAGACGCTATCGTCAATGCGAACCCCATACCGCCCGGCTATGACAAGATCAGCTCCTTTAGGGACTTTGTGGCCCAGTGGCGCAAGATGCCCATCGAACAGCGTAAGGAGATGTGGGGGCAGCTTGACCCGGAGATGCGGCAGCGGATGATCGACGAGCTGGGGGTCAGCCAGATTATGAGCGACCTCGGCGCTATGACCGCACCGCCCGAAGAGGAGGCCCAGCCTGGAGGCCCGCCGGGCGGTATGCCGGGAGGTATGCCGGGAGGTATGCCAGGCGGTATGCCACCCATGCCAGGCGGTATGCCACCCATGCCAGGCGGAATGCCGCCCATGCTTGGGGGGATGCCAGGACCAGGACCTAGGCCGCGTGGGCCGCGTGGGATGCCACCAATGCCCGCAGCCGGCCCCATGCCAGGAGGAATGCCATGACCTTCGAGCAACTCCGAGCACTCCTTGCGACCTACGGCCATGTGCTGGAGCGAGACCCCAATACGCAGGGCGGCTTTCTCCTTTCCAGCCCCGAATTCCCCGGTGGCTTTCCTCTGCCGCTTGATTCGCTGGAAAAAGCCAACAGGGTTGTAGAGGATTTGAACTTGCCTTCGCACCCCGATCAACTGTTAAAACAGGCTTCAATGTTAAAACAGGCTTCAATCGAGGGGGAAATCGACTGGGAGGGCGACCCGATAGTTTGGCCTGAGGAGTTGAAAGAGCAGGTGAGCGCGAACATCGCAGCCCAGCAGACCATCGCAGCCCAGCAGGCCGCGGCTACTACTGGCCCCAGAATTGTCGGAGGCCCAGGCGGGGGGATGTTCTACGAACGAGGGGGAGAGTACGGAGGGTGGGAGTATGTCCCGCCAGGGAAAGTCCCCGCCGAGGCCATCCCCGCTGAGATCATCACCGGCGAAGAGCTTGGTGCCCCCGGCCTGGAGGGGCGGCTTTTCATACGCCAGCCAGATGGGAGCATCAGGCCGTATGAAGAGCCAGGGTACGAGGCAGGCCCGACCATCGATCAGCAAATAGCGGACCTGTTGGTTCAAGAAGGAAAGATGGCCTCAGCGTTGAAGCTGTGGGAGTTCAAAAACCAGATGACGCCGTACCAGCGTCAGGCCCTCGAACTCCAGTCACGTCAGATAAACCAGCAGGGCTTGCAGCAGGCCCTCGAAATCTCTCGCAGCCCCGCTGACTTCTTTACCTTGATGCAGCTTCAGTCAGGCGCTGCTCCTATCCAGCAACCTGGGTATACAGGGGCGTTTCGTGGTATCGGGCCTCGTGGGTCGCAGACGATCACGAACCTATTTGAGCGCCTTGGGCTTATAGCCCCGCCCGCAGCGCCTGGGGTAGACGAGCAGGCCCGAGCGCTGGCCGACGAGCAGGCTTTCGTAAAGGCCCAGGAAGGCCCAATGGACCTTGTGGGGCTGGACGAGATGCTTCGTAGGCAACAAGCCGACGAAGATAGGGCACGGCGTAGGCTGGCCGACGAGCAGGCTTTCGTAAAGGCCCAGGAAGGCCCAATGGACCTTGTGGGGCTGGACGAGATGCTTCAAGCCCAACAGGCCCACCAGGCCGCTACACAGTTCGCCGACACTGACCTTGTGGGGCTGGACGCGCTGCTTCAAGCCCAACAGGCCCAAGCGTTAGCAGACGCGCAGGCCGTCGAAGAGGCCAAAGCTGGCTCAATGTCAGACGTTGCCTCTATGGATGAATATCTTCGCAAGCTCGCCGCCGAGGAAAAAGTAACGTTCCGCGGGGGCGAGGTAGACCCGTTTAGCACACAACGGAGACAATTTACACCTCCGGTGATTTTGGGGCCTGGAGATATCCCGCAACCCCTTGCGCCGTCTGGCGTAGTTGACCTTGGCGCAAGCGTGACGCCACCCGGCGCAAGCGTGACGCCACCCGGCGCGCCGTGGGTGCTTGGGGATGTCCCGCAACCCTACGGGCTGGCGCCGACCGACGTTGGCGGCGGTTACCAATTTACCCAAGCGCCTATGGGAAGCCTGGGGAAGAAGTATGCGGGGGGCGGTATTGTACGCGGGCCAACCCTGGCAACACTCGGCGAGACGGGGCCAGAAATGGTGGTTCCACTCGACCCGCGGAAGCGCGCTCAGGCCGAGAACCTCGTGAATATATACAGGCGGCTTACCGCTAACGATATCCCATCGTTTGCCGAGGGAGGAATGGTTTTTAATCCAAAGCAAGCAGCCCAATTGGGCCAATCGGCAAAGGCCCTGACGGGCGGGGCGCTTGCGATGAAGTACGGCAAGGGGACGGGTGGATGGGACCCCAGCGGCAAGGTATTCAAGATGAGCTTTGGCCCAGCGCCGACTTCAGTTCTCCAGAAGTACAATCTAGCGCCAAAGGTTACTTCTGTTTCTGACAAGCCGATAACCACGGCATCTAAACCTGGCGTCACTGGCCTAGGCGGTGGGACCGTCATGCCTTGGCAGCAAGTGGAAAAGATGTTCCAGAAGGCGGCACCCCCACCCATCCCCCAGG